AGATTGATGGAGTCGCAGCACTTATCAACGCGAAATATGTGAGGATGGCTTTAAAAGGAAACTTAAAAACTAACAGCATATATGATGATGAATCAATTGGCTTAATAATGCTTTAGCTTTTTTTTTCATTAACATAAATCATCCAACCTCTTGCCGTTTTTTTACATTCAGTATTGGGAGGAAAAATACCAGCATTTAACCGCCTTCTGAATGTTGTTTCGCTGATTTTTTTGTTGCAAATCAAAAACAATCTACAATAATCATTAGCTGTATAAATCATATTTTGACGTTTAAAACGCCAAAGATAATATAATTTTGTAATAATTTTATATTTTTATTTTATATTTGTAAAATGAATATTAATGAAAAAATCAAAGAAGTGAGAAGCGCCATTTCAGAACTGTTTGGCGAAAAATCAGCTTCCAGCGTAACGGTTGATTCAGCAATGAAAATTGCCGCAATTTATTCATGCATTAAAGTTATTTCGGAAACAATTGGGCAGATGTCGGTAACAGTTTACGAAACAACCTCAGGAATAAGAAAGCCAAAGCCTGAAAGTCCACTCCAATATTTGCTTCACGATTCTCCAAATCAAGGGATGACCTCAAGCGTTTTTCAAGAAACACTCATGGTAAGAGCTTTAATATATGGAAATGCTTATGCCCGGATTGAGCGTAAATTTTCAATACCAACGGCTTTGCATATAATAACGAAACCAGTAAAAGTTTCATATGTTGAAAAAACGAGCGAAATTTTTTACGAAATTGAAGGAGATAAAAAAAAATATCCAGCTTATGAAATAATTCACATAAAAAATATTTCGCGCGATGGAATATTAGGAATTTCGCCAATTGATGAATTAAATGAAGTTATTGAGCTGGGAATGTCGCAGCAGGAATTTGCAAACTCATTTTTTAAGAACGGCGCAACAGTGAATGCTATCCTCTCAAAAGATGGCACATTAACAAGAGAGCAATCTGACAGCATGGTTGAGCGGTGGAGGAAAGCTTTTGGGAATAAAATGAAAAAAGGAAATGGCACGGCGGTGCTTGATGGAGGTTGGAAATATCAGGCAATAGGCAACAATCCACAGGATTCGCAATTAATGGAAAGCAGAAAGTTCAGTATCGGAGAAATAAGCAGGATTTTTCGCGTGCCACTTCACATGATTTCAGAACTTGAAAACGCTACTTTTTCAAATATAGAAGCTCAGGGGATTGAATTTTCAAAATATACAATATCGCCCTGGGTAAGAAAAATCGAGCAGGAATATAAATCAAAGCTTTTTTTAGAAAAAGAAAAAATAAACATGAGTGCAAAATTCAACATTGAATCACTTATGCGCGGAGATACGGCAGCCAGAACGGCGATGTACGTTCAAGCAATTCAAAATGGGTGGATGAGCCCGAATGAAGTGCGCCAATTGGAGGGCTGGAACCCAAGAGATGGCGGCGATATATATTTGACACCGTTAAACATGTTAACAACAGAAGTAAAAAAATAATAACGATGGGGAAAAGAGAAGTAAGGAATACGAATAGCCAGTTGGAGATAAGAGCTTCAGAGGGAAAAAAATAATAGCGATGGGGAAAAGAGAAGTAAGAAATACGAATAGCCAGTTGGAGATAAGAGCTTCAGAGGGAAAAAAAAATGTTATTGGTGGGATAGCCGCCGTGGTTAATAGTGTAACAGATTTAGGTTATTTTAAGGAAAAAATCGCTCCAGGAGCTTTTGACGACTGTCTTTCAAATGATATCCGTTGCCTTTTTAACCATGATGAAAAATTAATTCTGGCCAGGACAAAAAGCAAAACACTAAAGGTTTGGGTGGACACCAGCACTGGAAATTTAATGTACGAATTTGAAGTACCTAAACGAAGCTACGCCATTGACCTTTTAGATTCAGTGACCAGCGGCGACATAGACCAGAGCAGTTTTGCCTTCACTGTAAAAAAGGAAAGTTTTATTTTTGGTGAAAATGGAGAGCTAGACACCCGAATAATAGAAAAAATTGACAAACTTTACGATGTTTCGCCAGTAACTTTTCCAGCCTATCAAGATACAGAAGTAGGCAGCAGGTCAATAGCGGAGGCAAGAAATCAAAACAAAAAAGAGGATAAAAAAGAGGAAGCAGCAGAAGAAGAAAACAAACCAGCGGAGATAACGAAAGAAGAACAAAATCTGATTGAAGCAAAATTAAAATTAGTGCAATTACAATTATAAATTAATAAAAAAAAAGATGAAAAATTTAAAAGAGTTAAGAGAAAAAAGTGGCGAATTAGTTGTAAAAATGCAAGGCATTACAGCAGCGGCAACCACAGAGAAAAGAGGCATGACAGCAGAAGAGGCTAATCAATTTAACGGTTTTTACGATGAAAAAATCGAAGTAGATAAAAAAATAAAAGCCGAAGAGCGAGCCGAAGAGATTCGCGCAGCCGCTGCAAAAGAAGCAGAAATTTTGCGTTCTGAAATCGGCGGTTCGGCAGCAGAAAATCACGAGAAGCTTAATCGAGCATTTAAAAATTTGATGTTAAAAAGAGCGACAAGCGAAGATTTAGCGTTGATAACTAAGATAGAAAAAAGAGCCACAGAGCAAAGCACCACAGCAGCTGAGGGTGGTTATACCATTCCTACAGGTTTTTTGGCTGAGTTAAGCTCGACACAACTTTATTATGGTCCAATGCTTGATCCAACATTATGCAAAATATTGGACACCCCCAGTGGAAATGATTTGCATATACCCACGAATGATGACACAGCGGTGAAAGCTACCAAAATAGCAGAGGGAGCAGCCGTTGGAAGTGGCACAAGTCCTGTTTGGGCAGAAAAAGTATTAAAAGCTTTCAAATATTCTACAGGCATAGTGAAGTACACTCCCGAGCTTTTGCAGGATTCAGCTTTCGATTTTGCTTCGGTTTTAGGACTATTATTTGGCGAGAGAATGGGAAGAGGTTTGAATTATTCCTTTACTAATGGCGTTGGCACTACCGATGTTGAGGGCGTTGTAGTTGGAGCCTCGGCAGGCATTACTACAGCAGCTGCGGCAGCAATAACAGAGGACGAATTGCTCGATTTGCTTTATTCTTTAGATGCTTCTTATCGAACAAATGGAACCTTCATGATGAATGACAGTACTTTGAAAGCAATTATCACCCTTGCCGTTGGCACAGCATCAACACAGGCAAATCTTTACCAGCCTGGTTTTGCGTTAAATGATAACGGAATGATTTTAAACCACAAAATTATTATTAATAATGATATGGACTCCATAGCGGCAACAAAAATACCTATTATTTTCGGAGATTTTAAACAATATACACAGCGTTATATTGGAGCTCCAACATTCAAAACACTTTTTGAACTTTACGCCGCAACTGATGAACTTGCCGCAATAATGTTCAGAAGAGTTGATGGGCAAGTGATGCAAACCACAGCTTTCAAAAAGCTGACTTGCCACGTTTAAATTTTGTTCTTTCGGGTTTTTTGGTTAATATAGTTTTGGTTTTTACTCCCCTCTATTTGGAGGGGAGTTTTTAAAGAAAATATATCTTTCAATGAAAAAAATTTTAAATATACCAACTTTTACGCGTGTAACAGCACCAACTGATAGATTCATAACTTTGGCGCAAGCGAAACAACATCTAAAAGTTGACACCTCGACAGCGGAAAATACATTAATAGAAGCTTTGATTAATACAGCTCATGAGCTTGCCGAGAATTATACGAGGCAACTTTTAGGGGCGCAAACGTGGAAGTTAACGATTGATGAACTTTGTGGACATTATATTTTCATTGATAAATATCCAGTTATTTCGATCGATTCAATTGTATATGTTGATTCATCGGGTATTGATCAAACAGTACCAACGACCGATTATCAAGTGGACTTGCTTTCAAATCAAACAAGGATATATTTTTTAAACATACCAATATTATTTCAATATTTTATCTTAAACGCAATAACCGTTAATTTTACAGCTGGTTTAATCGAATGTCCTTCGATTTTAAAAAGTGCCATGTTGTTAATGATTGGTCATTTATACGAAAATCGTCAAGACGTTGTAACAGGAACTCAAGTAGCTGAGATACCAATGACTTCAAGGTATTTAATGGATAAGATTAAAATATATTAAGATGAATTTTGGAAAATTAGACCGTCAGATAGAGATAGAGAAGTACACATTGACGCGTACAACTTCGGGAGCGATGGCTAAGAGTTGGGAATCGCTTGGAATATTTTGGGCAAAAGTAGATTTTAATTCTGGTCACGAAACATACGAAGCAGAACAGGAGCAAGCTATTAAGGTGATAAAATTTATTATCCGATACAGCAATGTTTTAAATTTAAATGAAAGCATGCGATTAATATATAACGAGGACTATTTCAACATTTTATCAATAAACGAAACCGAAAGAAATAAATATCAAGTAATTGAGGCAGTTGCGAAAACAGTAAATCAAGAACTATAAAGATGCAAGTAAAAATAAGCATATCGCAAGAAGACAGAAAGAGGATAACAAAAAGTTTCATTGATTTATCTGATTTAAAAAAAAGAAATTTATTAAATAAATTTTTAGGAAAATCGGCAGCTGTTATTGTTAAAGAAGCGAGACGTGCAGCTGAAACACTAAATCAAAGAAAAAAAACATTCATCATAAGAAGAAAAGGAATTTTATATACGATAAAGCCAAGAACTGTAAAAAAATCAATCGGAGTAATGACAATGAGAAAATCAAGTGTTCCTGTCGTAGTAGTAGGATATAGAGCCAAATCGCCTTATGATGGCTGGTTTGCTCAATATCTTGAAAACGGCACCAATGAAAGAAAGACAAAGACAGGTATTTCACGCGGCGCGATTGAAGGTCGCCCAATCATTAGCAAGGGCGAGGCAAAGTTACCTCAGGCAAAAGAAATATTTTTGCAACAGATAGAAAAAGAGTTATTAATGAGATGGAAATAAGCGCATGAATATAGGCAAAGTCATATATAAGCTATTAAACTCAATAACCATTGCAGGTTTTGACAGCAATAATATTTATCCATATGTTGTTGCATCAGATGTAGCTTTTCCGGTAATTGTTTATGTCGTCGAGGGCGTTGATCCAGTATCGGCAAAAAATTCGATTTCAAGAACAGATATTTTCACCATTAACATATATATTTTTTCAAAAAGTTACGATGAAGCTGTTGATATATCCGACACAGTACGCGCAGCAATTGATGGAATTCATAATAGCACAATAACTATATCGGAGGAGGATTTTTTAATAGATTCAATAATTTTCAAGTCAGCAAAGCATATATTTGACGATGCCGCTAAAGTTTTTTCAATAATTGATAACTATACAATACGAGCAAGGAGATGAAAAAAAGATTAACAAAAGATTATGAGCTCACCAGTGGGCGAATAATAAAAAAAGGAACATATATAACAGATGAAAAAAATTCAGAAAACATTCTGATGGTTGAAAAAGAGACTTTCAGATGGTTAGAAAAAGAAAATTTTTTTAAAAATTATAAACAAATTAAAATAAATTAATTATGGCATCAACAGGGATAAGAAATGGAACGGATCTAATCATGATGATAGGAACAACGGCAGTAGCTTTTTGTACCTCAAATGATTTTGAAATCACAATGGCAACACGCGACACCAGTAACAAAGATAGCGCGGGGTGGGCAGAAAAAAAAGGAGGTCAGATGAGCTGGACAGCAACAGCAGAGGGGCAATTTGCCGAAGATTCATCATATGGATTTAGCGATTTATTTGCTTTATTGATAGCTAGAACGGCAATCACAGTTAAGTTGACAACAGCGGTATCAGGTGATAATGCTTATTCTGGTTCAGCGTTAATTACCAGCCTTTCACAGAGTAATCCTTTGGAAGACACTTCAACTTTCAGCGTTTCTCTTGAAGGGTCAGGAGTTCTAACAGAAGCTTTAATCGTATAAAAAACTAAAATCATGAAATCAATTAAACTAGGAGGAAAATTAAGGCCAATACATTTTGGCTGGTATTCGTTTAAAATTTTTGAGCAGGAGACAGGTATTCCATTTACAAAATTAAGAGCTGCTTTGCAAGAGGCAAATGTTGAAATATTAGTAGTTTTTGTTTACTCGGCTATTTGTGGCGGGTATAATAAATTGTCAAAAGAGGTTGACTTTGAAAAAAACGATATATACAATTGGATGGATGATTATTCTGGCGATATAAACGAATTGTTTGAACTTTTAATTGCCTCATTGCCTGCAAATCTTGCTCAGATAAATAAAAAAAAAGCAGCAATAATGAAAAAGAAATAACGTGGGAAACTTTGTTTGCTCTTGCAGGACGCTGCGGCATTTCTGAGAGTGAATTTTACATGACGACCCCGCGTTATTTTTTTTCTTATGTTAATGCAAAGATAGAAGCTGAAAATGAAAGATATAAGGACAATTGGGAGCGCATGAGGATGGAGGCGCAATTGGTCGTGCAGCCCCATGTAAAAAGAAAAATCAAAGCAACTGATTTAATTAAATTCCCTTGGGAAGCTCAGGGGACAATAACAAAAGAAGATGTAGAAAGGATTAAAACAAAATTTAAATTAAAATAAAGCGATGGGATTAAGCAGCTTAAATATAAAGTTAATTGCGAATATAGAACAATTTTCTACTTCAATGCAGAATGCAGAGCGCAGTTTAAATAGAGTAAGCAAAAAAATGCAGTCGGTGGGGCGGTCAATGACAACCTATATAACGTTGCCTATTGTTGCTCTTAGTGCGTATTCTGTTAAAGCTTTTGATGAACAAGAAAAAGCGGTGGCGCAGGTGGACGCCGCCATAAAAAGCACTGGCGGAGCAGCAGGGTACACTAGCGAGCAACTGACAAAGATGGCCTCCTCTTTGCAAGACAAATCACTTTTCGGAGATGAAGAAATATTAAAAAGCTTAACGGCCAACCTTTTAACATACACAAAAGTAACAGGTGAAGAATTTCCAAGAGCTCAGCAGGCCATTGCAGACTATGCCGCTAGAACAGGCAGAGATCTATTAGGGACTACCACCATGGTTGGCAAGGCATTGAATGACCCAATTAAAGGATTATCAGCACTCGGAAAATCTGGAGTTCAATTTTCAGGAGAACAAGAACGGTTGATTACTTCTTTCGTAAAAATAGGAGATACAGCAGCAGCACAAAAAATAATCCTGGGAGAATTAGAGAAACAATATGGAGGCTCGGCAGAAGCAGCAGCAAAGGCAGGTGCGGGGCCGATTAAGCAGTTAACCATGGCAATGGGCGATTTAAGTGAATCGTTTGGAAAAATTATATTAACAGCGATTATGCCACTGGTATCAGGTTTGAGAAATTTAGTTAAGTGGTTTAGTGATTTATCCGAAAATACAAAAAAAACAATCTTAGTAATTTCAGGAATAGCCGCGGGA